AGTTATGGCAAAAAAATCAAAACCAATCGAAGGAGGTGATCCTTTGAGTGGAAGGGACGAACTTGCTTCAGTGTTGGCAGACAACCTGAACAAGAAGTTCAAGGACATGAAAGCTGCCTACTTCCTAGGCGACGATGTAGCACCCACTGATCTTACTGAGTGGGTGTCTACAGGGTCCACTCTACTCGACTTAGCGATCGCAAACAGACCAAACGGTGGATTACCGGTAGGTCGTATAGTTGAAGTAACTGGATTAGAAGCATCCGGTAAGAGTCTGATTATGGCTCACGTACTTGCTAACACCCAAAAGAAAGGTGGCTTAGCAGTGTACATTGACACAGAGAATGCTTTGTCAGAAGAATTCTTGAGAGCTGTTGGTGTAAATGTAAATGATATGTTGTACTTGCCAATGGATACCATTGAGGATATCTTTGAAGCAATGGAGAACATTATCGAAACAGTTCGTAAGTCAAGTAAAGACAGATTAGTAACAATCGTAGTGGATTCAGTTGCAGCAGCAACAACTAAGATTGAACAGGAAGCTGATTATGATAAGGATGGTTGGGCAACTGCTAAAGCCATTATTATGTCAAAAGCTTTGCGCAAGATTACTGGTATGATCGGTAAGGAGCGTATCCTTGTTTGTTTTACTAATCAGTTACGTGAGAAGCTTGGTGTAATGTTTGGAGACAAGTATACTACATCAGGTGGTAAAGCTCTACCTTTCCACGCTAGTTGCAGAATTAGGTTGAAAGGCTTAGAGAAGCTAAAAAGTAAGAGTGGTACCGTCGAACAAATCATCGGAGTTAGAACTGAGGCACAAATAGTTAAAAATAGGATGGGTCCTCCATTTAAGAAGGCCAACTTTGATATCTACTTTGACTCAGGTATTGATGATGTTAACAGCTGGTTAACTTTGTTGAAGGATTATGAGGTAATCAGACAATCAGGATCTTGGTACATGATGACCGGACCTGATGGTCAGGAACTCAAGTTCCAAGCAAAGGATTGGAGAGCAATGGTGAGTGAAGATGATGATCTCAAAGAATATTGCTACAACAAGATCTGCGAAGTAGTCATTATGAAGTACAGAGCAGAAGACATTAACCCAGATGAAATTTTAACAGACGACGAGTTACCAAATGACTAATAGATACTTAGCAATACTAAATGAATTAAAAAGCCGTCCAATTGATGATTCAACAAATAAAAATAGCAGAGTTCTTGTTATCGATGGTTTGAATACATTCATTAGATGTTACGCTGCTAGTCCAGTATTAAATGACGATGGAGAGCATGTAGGAGGAATCTCAGGGTTCCTCCTCTCCATTGGACATGCTATCAAAGCAATCAATCCAACTAGGGTTATAATTGTATTTGATGGTAAGAATGGAACAGCACGAAGAAAACAAATTTATCCGGAATACAAGGCACATAGAAACTTTAAGGTAAGACTTAACAGAGCTGAAACAGTTGACAAGCAAGACAATCAACTTAGACAGCTTATCAGGCTTACAGAGTATCTAACTCAAATGCCTTTCACACTCGTTATCCAGGATAACACAGAGGCAGATGATGTAATAGCTTACATTGTTAATGACCATTTTCAGCAGTCACACTGCTTTATTATGTCCTCAGATAAAGACTTCCTACAGCTGGTTTCAGACAGAGTACATATATGGAGTCCAACAAAGAAAAAGCTTTACTACAATGAGGATGTTATTGAGGAGTTTGGAGTACATCCACACAACTTTGCTTTATACAAAGCTATTATAGGTGACCCATCTGATAACATACCTGGTGTAGATGGAGTTGGAGCAAAAACTTTATTGAATAGGTTTGAGTTTATACAGCAACAAGATAAACTATCGGTTGATGGTTTTATGCAGTTTGTAGATAATATGAATGATAAGACAAAGACACTGCAAACAATGAAGGAATCAAAAGAGATCATAGCTCGTAACATGGAGCTTGTACAACTTGGAGAGTCCAATATGTCTGTTACAAACAAACTAAAGACACAACATCTTTTAGAACAACCAATACCAAGATTCATCAAGCCGTCTTTTCACAAAATGCTGATCGAAGATAAAATGACGACAGCTATTAAGAACGTAGACTTTTGGTTAAGAGAAGTAGTACAAAAATTAGATATGTACGCTTTGAAAGATTAAAAATTATTAGTACATTTATAAAATGATTCAAGATACACTGCAATACTATGGAAATACCTTTCAACAAAAGGTAGTGGCGGCCTTAATGAGTGACCGCCTTTTTCTGCAGCAGATTCACGATATCATTGATCCCAAATACTTTGGTACAGACGCCACACAATGGATAGTTAAACAGATTATTGATTACTTCAATGAATACAAATCAGCACCTACTTTAGAGGTGATGAGAGTACACTTAGAGACAGTATCAGTTGATTTGTTAAAGACATCCATTGTGGAAAGTCTAAAGGAATGCCTCAAATACACAGATGCACAAGATCTACAGTTTGTTAAGGATAAAACTATAGATTTTTGTAAGAACCAAAAATTAAAGAACGCTATATTAGGCTCAGTTGATCTATTAAAAAATGGTCAATATGATGACATTAAGCGATTAGTAGATAATGCTATGAAGGCTGGTACTGATCGTAATGTTGGTCACGACTATGTTGAACATTATGCAGATCGTTTTAGAGAGAATCTAAGAGACACAATACCAACTCCTTGGGATGTTGTTAATGACATTATGGATGGTGGTTTAGGTAAAGGTGAGTTAGGTGTGTTTGTTGCTCCGGCCGGTATTGGTAAATCAATGGCATTGGTTAATGTAGCTGCAGACGCTGTTAAGAAAGGTAAAAATGTAATTTACTATTCTTGTGAGTTGAGTGAAACATATGTAGGTGCTCGATTTGATAGTTTCTACACTGGTATACCATCACAAGATCTAAAGTTTCACCAAGATGAGGTTGAAGCTAAGTTAAAGAACATTAAAGGTCGTTTGATTGTTAAATACTTTCCAACCAAGACTGCTACAGTACCAATGCTTAATGCACACATTGAAAAGTGTATAATGCAAGGTATGAATCCAGATCTTATTATCATTGACTATGCTGATTTGCTTAGGGATGTTGGTGGTAAAGGATCAAACGTTCGTCACGATATTATGCTTGGTAACATTTATGAGGATATTAGAGGTCTTGCTGGTGTATATCAAATACCAATCTACACTGCATCACAGGCAAACAGATCAGCATTAGAGGAAGATGTTATTGAAGCAGATAAGATTGCTGAGTCCTATTCCAAAGTAATGGTTGCAGATTTTGTTGTATCATTATCACGTAAAATAACTGATAAGATATCAGGTACTGGTAGATGGCACATTATTAAAAACCGTTTTGGTCCTGATGGAATTACATTCCCAAGTAAAATGAATATGTCTATCTGTCAAATACAGATCTATGGAGAGAATACTATAGATGGTCAAGAGGCTAAAAAGACTATGATGAGTGGTGATGAAGTTTTAAGAGCAACTTTAGCATCAAAGTTTGCCGAATTAACCGGGAAAACTTAATTCAAATACTATTTATAACTACAAACAAGGTAGTTTTACACAATAAAAACATCGATTTCTATGACAAAATCAAACGAAATTTTGAGCGAGATTACTATCTTCCTCAAATACGCAAAATTCATTCCCGAGCTCGAAAGACGTGAGACTTGGAAGGAGTTGGTTACTCGTAACATGGAGATGCACATCAAGAAGTATCCACAACTTGAAAGTGAGATCCGTGAGACATACAAACTGGTATACGACAAGAAGGTCTTACCGTCAATGAGAAGCTTGCAATTTGCTGGAAAGCCAATTGAGATCTCTCCAAACCGCATCTACAACTGTGCATATCTACCAATCGATGATTGGAGAGCCTTTGGTGAGACTATGTTCTTGCTGTTAGGTGGAACCGGTGTTGGTTTCTCTGTGCAAAAACACCACGTTGAAAAGTTACCGGTTATCAGAAAGCCAAATAGAGATAAAGGTCGTCGCTTCTTGGTAGCTGATAGTATTGAAGGTTGGGCTGATGCAATTAAGATGATTATGAAGAGTTACTTTGTTGGTGGCTCACACTTACAATTTGATTTCTCTGACATCAGACCAAAGGGAGCAAGATTAGTTACTTCTGGAGGTAAGGCACCAGGTCCACAACCTTTAAAAGAGTGTATTGTTAAGATTGAAGGAATTTTAGATAACAAACAAGATGGTGAACAACTTAAACCAATTGAGGTGCACGATATTATCTGTCATATTGCAGACGCAGTCTTGGCAGGCGGTATTCGTAGAGCAGCTCTTATTAGTCTATTTAATGCTGACGATGAAGAAATGATTTCTTGTAAAGCAGGTGCTTGGTGGGAACAGAATCCACAAAGAGGTCGTGCTAACAACTCAGCAGTATTACTAAGACACAAGATTACTAAAGAGTTCTTTATGTCTCTTTGGAAAAAGATTGAAGCATCTGGAGCAGGTGAACCAGGTTTCGTATTTAGTAATGATAAGGATTGGGGAACTAATCCATGTGCAGAAATTGCTCTACGACCATTCCAATTTTGTAACTTATGTGAAGTAAATGTATCTGATGTTGAGTCACAAGAGGATTACAATAATCGAGTAAAGGCAGCTGCTTTTATTGGTACATTACAAGCAGGTTACACAGACTTTCACTATCTACGCCCAGTATGGAAACGTACAACTGAAAAAGATGCACTTATTGGAGTATCGATGACTGGTATTGGATCTGGTACAGTCTTGAAGTATGATATGAAGGAAGCAGCAAAGGTTGTGAAAGATGAAAATGAAAGAATTGCTGATTTAATTGGTATCAATAAGGCTGCAAGAGCAACTACAGTTAAACCAGCTGGTACAACATCTCTTGTATTAGGATGCTCTTCAGGTATTCACGCTTGGCACAATGATTACTACATTCGTAGAATGAGGGTTGGTAAGAATGAAGCAATCTACACTTACCTATCAGTATATCATCCTGAGTTAATTGAAGATGAGTATTTCCGTCCTCACGATACAGCAGTTATTGGAGTACCACAAAAAGCTCCAGAAGGAGCTATCTTGAGATCAGAGTCACCAATCCAATTATTGGAAAGGGTGAAGAGAGTTGCTCAAGAGTGGATCAAACCTGGACACAGATCAGGTGTTAATATGCACAATGTATCGGCTACAGTTAGTATTCGTGAGCATGAATGGCCTGCTGTAGGTGAGTGGATGTGGGAAAACCAAGACTATTACAATGGCTTGTCAGTTCTACCATACGCAGATCATACATACAAGCAAGCACCTTTTGAAGATTGTACATTGGAAGTGTATAACAAACTATTCGAAAGTTTATCTGAAGTAAATCTTGAAAACGTTGTTGAATTGGCAGATTTTACTGATCTTAAAGGAGAAGCCGCCTGCGCTGGTGGTGCTTGTGAAATCGTATAAGATACAAAAAGGTTATGGAAGTTTGGATGACTCGGCAAAGAAATGGTCAATATATGCTAACAAAGTATAAACCAATAATGGCAATGGTAGAAGGTAGAGATTATATGGATGCCTACGTAGTTCCAGGTGAGCCAATTGGTGTTAGAAATCTATGTGATGCCATTTTAAGAGTGCTTAATAAATCCATTAGTCTTAAAAGAGGTGAGTCAGTATTAATTGAGCTTAGTGGTAAGATTATTGACATTTATGAACTAGTAACAGATATGAATAATGTTAGTGAAGATTAAAAAATTACATAAGAATGCAGTTGTTCCAACCTACGCAAAGCCTGGCGATGCGGGGTTGGATCTAACCGCATCAGAAACAATTAAAGTTACAGAAACACATATTACTTATGGTACCGGATTAGCATTTGAGATACCAGAAGGTTATGTTGGATTAGTTTATCCTAGATCATCAATTAAAAATTATGATTTAAGATTAACCAATTCAGTTGGAGTTATAGATAGTGGTTATAGAGGTGAAGTACAAGCAGTTTTTGAACGTATTGGTCGGAAATTACAAAACTACGGACCTGGTGATAGAATAGCACAAATTATTATTATGCCACATCCACATATAAGCTTAGTAGAAGCAGAGGAATTATCTGAAACTGTGAGAGGTGAAGGTGGATTCGGCTCCTCAGGAATATGGTAAAAAGAGATTGGGTATTCGAACAATACGTTAGAGACCTTTACACAACAAAAATGGAAAGGGAATATTATTTAGAGAGTGGTAGCTTTGTGTTTACAGAGCACTATCTAAAGAAGAGAAGTGATTGTTGTGGTAATGGATGTAGACATTGTCCATTTGTACCACGACATATTAAAGGAAATACTGAACTGCAAGATATTTATAGAAAAGTCTAACTTAAAAATTAAAAACATGGCAGATTTAAAATCATGGCTCCAATCACGTACCATTTGGTCCGTATTGGTATCAGTTGCTCCATTTCTTAGCAAGTTAGTAGGATTCGATATCGATGCTACTCTTGCTGATGTTCTAACAATTGCAGGTGCGGTAGGTGCAATCTACTTCCGAGTAACTGCTTCAACTAAATTGAAGTAAAAGTATGACATTAGACGATTTGTTATCGGAGGTATCCTACCGATTACCGAAAGGGTATCCAACAATCGTAAATGGAAAGTTTGTTGATAGGGAGGAAGTTCTCCTTATCAACAAATTTTTATTGGAATATGGTTTTAGTGAATTACCAGTGCCGGAAGCAGCAAAAGTTAAAAGTACACCATCCAAATTTGAAGAATGGTATAGTAAGCAAAATGAAACATTCATAACTCCATTTATGGAAACTGTACCTTTGGTTGAAGCAATGGTACCAGGAACAGTTACGTTGGATGTTATAATTAAAACTGTTGAGGGTAATAAGAACATGGATTGGAAGCCTGAAGCATTAAAAGCTATCAGCGCAGTTAAAAGATTTCAAAATGACCCAGCAAGTGTTGACTTCATAAACAATAAATACCTAAAGGGCAAGTCTAATATTGGTTCACCTATAGTACAAGAAGGTGTCAACATGAAACAGTTAAATGGCAACAAGCCAATTGATTCTTTTATACATGGTAAAATAAACGAATTTTATAACTACATTGAAACCGGTGAGGTTAATAAAGTATTTACTGCAGATGTTATCCTTTTTTGGGGTGTAGATGATCCGTTTGATACGGAAGTACTTGGTGCAGTTGCAGAGAACCTTACAAATCCAAAAATTGTTAAAGATGTGCTTGTAGATCTTGGCAAAGGTAGACTGATGGCCTGTGTTAGTTTAAAGGCAAGTAGAGGTAGAATTGGTAAAATGACCCAGTACCTATCACGCTACGGTAATGTTGGTGATGATGTGCAAACTGAGGGTATTGGTGATAGTGTAAAAGCATTGCTCAGCAAATTAGCGCAAACAAAGATTGGACAAACTGTTATAAAGGCTTATAATAAACTTAAGCAGATGTTTTCATCACTATATGATTCAGTAAAAAATGCTGTATCACCGAGTAGTAAGTCGGTATCAGATTACAATAGTGTGTCAACATCGTTAAAAGAACTAAATAAACTTGTAGATGAAGCACCAATTGACGAAGTTGATGGTGATGCTGTTGTGTGTTCTACTTGTATGCAGGCTAGGTTATTAGAAATAAAGCCTTATGTTGACAAAGTATTAGAAGGTAACTCATTAGCAACTCTTGAATCAAACCTCAAGACCATAGCAAAAGATGGTTTATTTGTAACAAAATTTACTAATTTAGAGCCAACTGCTAATGAAATGAAGCAAGGTCATGCTAAATTGAAAAATATTTATACAGCAATAGCGAAAGCAAAACCTGCGCAGGCTGCCGGTAAGGGTAAATGTGCACCATTAGTTGTTAACGGTAAACCGTTAAAAGTAGCAAGAACTGATCTTAAAAATGTTATTTTTACAAATGGCAATGCAATAGCCTTTGAGTTGATAACAAACATTATTAATGATGCGTTCAAAGACATAGACATTAATAATCTAAAGGAGAAGAGAGACGCCTTAATAAAATTAGCAGTAACGTTTTCTGCAGAAATGGTGTTTGGCAAATCGGGAGCGTTACCTTTGGCCAAGTACACTGGTAAAAAGCTTGAAAAGCTAGGCACAAAGCAACAGTACATTGATAAAAAATCAAAAAGTGCAAATAATCTCGTTAAAGGTAATACTGATTTACCTGTACTAGCATTAAAAATATACCCATCAGGAGGTAAAAAAGGTGAAACCCCTTACTACTTTAATGTGTATTTTTACACTTTATACACAATCGAGGAGCCCAAGCGTAATGAGTACACACCTGAGGATGTTTCATATGCTGTTATTGCATTCAAATGTAATAGTGGTAGCAAACTAGCATTTGCAGTTGAGGCTGATAAAGAAGTTAATGGTGTAGGCTTGAAAAAGGATTTACAATCAACTTAAAAAAACATAAACAAAATGAACAAACAAGAATTTCGCAAACTAATACGTGAAGAGATTAGAAAAGTGATATCAGAAGTAGGCGGTGCAACAAATACCAATGCTACATACAAAGTTGATATCATTACATCAGATTTTACACCTGAGGAAGTGAAGGCAGTATCGGGAGATCCTATGATGATTGCAAAAGCTCTGAAAAAAAGGGCTCTTAAAGGACTTGAACCTGATGATTTTGATGCAGAGTTTATTAAAGCACACAAGCTTGATAATGACACCTACATTGTTTCAACTGGTGAGGAAACTGCTACTGTTGTTGGAAAGCCATCATCTAAACTATATGGACAGTTTTGGTCATTGTTACAAAGTGGTGATATGGCTAGAGCAGAGAAGATGTGGTATCAGATGGATAAGGCATCTTTGAAAGCACAGGAGATAGATGAGACTACGAGGATGATGAGTGAAGTGGATGTAAATCCAGATCCCAATGATGAGTTTTCAGGCTCTGCTAATTTTGACAAATACAAAAACAAAGCTGTCGCTGTACTCTATTCCGAGTATGAAGGTGAATGGATGGATGTAAACCCTGATTGGGACCAAGATTTTGTACCATTTCAAAACTATCTATATTCAAAATACACAGATGGTAAAGACTTTGTTTTGGGTATTGGTATGGGTGATGATATTTTCAATGCATTAGCAATTCTAAACCCTGCAGTCGCAAAGGATCCAACTGTAAAAAAGTACATCAAAAAGATAATGTCTTATGGTGGCCTTGAGATAGGTAGGGGTAATCTGTAATAAAAACAAAAAATAAATTTTCAAAAAGGCTTGCTTATGTAAGCCTTTTTTAGTATATTTAGGTTATGGGAAAATTTAATTGGTGGAGACGCCATAAGACTAGGACTTTACTTAAAAGAAAGGATGCCTTCAAAGGACAATCATTTCTATTACAACAAATCCTACACGGAGATTATGAACACTCTGACTACTTGAAACAAGCTAGACAAGAGCTGAAGTATGCTGATCGTGATAAAATGCAAACAGCAAGTACTTGGATTGCAAGTGAAGACTCCCTAAGACACAAACTAGATGAGATTGATCGCAAATACATAAAGCGACACAACAAGTTAATGGAAGATTATGATCGAGAAGAGTTCAACATGCTCTTTGGATTGAAATCTAGTCTATTAAAAGAATTCGCTGTTGATGTTTGGGAAGAATCTTTAGAAAAGGTTGGTGAAGGTGATATAAAAGCCTTATATTATACCTACGCAGAGTTAGCAATTAAAAAAATACGTGAATATGAACAAATATCAGTCAACGAAACTGTTTGACGGTTACTCTACTTGTTTCCGTCAATGGAAGGCGACAGGCACACACTGTCAGTACTTACATGGCTATGCTATATCCTTTAGAGTGTGGTTCGAAGGTGAACTAGATCACCGTAATTGGGTATGGGACTTCGGTGGAATGAAGAGAGCCAAAACACAAATTAACGATATGCAACCAAAACAATTCTTTGATTGGTTGCTGGATCACACTACGATTATAGCAGAAGATGATCCATATCTAGAACGATTTAGAGAAATGAATGAAGTAGGTATCATTCAATTAAGAGTGTTACCAGCAACTGGATGTGAACAATTTGCAAAATACTTATATACTATTATAAATGATTTTACCATTACAGAAACTAACGGACGAGTTAAAGTCGTTAAGGTGGAGGTATACGAACATGAACGTAACGCAGCAAACTATGGAGAATAAAGAAACAATGTTATCCCTTTATGATTATTTAGGGAAAGCAGCCGGACCTGAATTAGGTAAAGCAGTATGGAATACTGCAAAAGCACAAAAGATTAAACCTGAAGAAAGAGAAGTATCTACACCAAAATACTCAGGTAAGATTTTAATGTATCCAAAATCGTTTTTGGATCAGTATTTTGGTAGAAAGAAACAAACTAACGACTTACCATTTTAATTATGAGCGTAATAGACCCAAACAAATTATTAATTAGTTCGGACTTCTACTCAGTACAAGGGGAAGGCATCTCATCAGGTGTTCCTTCCTACTTTGTACGTTTAGCAATCTGTAACTTGGCTTGTGGAATGTCCACAAAGTTTCTTAACAAGATTAAGAAAGACAATAACCTAGAAGATGGAGAAATCTTTGTAGGTGACCTTCATGCAGAAGGTAAAGCTACTTGGACTTGTGATTCTACATCACAATGGGCCATTAGAGGTGAAAACAAAGACTTCCAATACCTAATGGATAGGTGGAATGAGGAGGGTGTGTATGATGACATTCGTACCGGTCTAGTTCACGTAATTTGGACCGGTGGTGAACCAACTATTGCAGGACATCAGAAAGCAATTGTTGGATTTCACAATTACTTCTCAAACACTGAGCACTATAGTAATCGTTGGCATGAATTCTCACCTTACTATGAGATTGAAACCAATGGAACAAATTATATTGAGGATGATTTAATGTCAATTCTTGATCAGATTAACTGTTCACCTAAACTAGCCAACTCTGGTATGACAATCAAGCAGAGAATTGTACCACATGCTATTGAGCGTATTATGGAACACGACAACTATCAATTCAAGTT